CCACTGCTTCAAGGTCAGGCGATCGACTATCCCGACTACATGAAACGGGCTGGCGAGCTAAAGGCCTACGCGCAAGTCATTGACTGGATGGATCAGATCAGGATGGAGGACGAGCGTACTCATGTCGGCACTCTATAAGGTCGTCCACGCCGATGATCCGGCCAAGGCGATTATGCGCAATCTTGGCTCGCTTGAGGGCTTCGACATCGCCGCGCAAGGCGTCCTCGTCGCCACCTACGAGCGCCCCGAAGGCATCAAGACTAAAGGCGGGATCGAACTTCCCCATCAGCACCTGAAGGAGGATGAGTTCCAGTCCCGAGTCGGCTTGGTGGTGAAGCTCGGCCGCCGCGCCTTCATCGATGACGAGCACATCCAGTGGCACGGCTTCCGCTGCGATGTCGGCGACTGGGTGACCTACGTCCTGTCCGAGGGGATGAAGATGCAGATCCCCGGCCCAGGCGGGGTCAAGTGCCGCCTGCTGTCCGATGCTCGCATCAAGATGAAGATCCCTGACCCAGATGCGGTGTTCTGATGCCCCCCGATGACGACGAGATGCTGAAGGCCCAGAGGGAGCACGCCTCCTCGTTCCAATCCTCAACCGCCGAGGAGGAGCCGCCCGAGACGCGCTACGATCCGATCGAGGTCGATCTGAACGCGCCCGAGCCGAAGAAGGGCGAGTCGGGGAGGGTTGAGCAGCGGCTCGATCCTGGCCCAGGCGCCGATGAGCTTCGCGCTCAGCTTCGGCAGGCGCAGGAAGCCGCTGCTGCGGCGACGCGCGCGGCCCAGGAGCAGAGCCAGCGGGCGATGGTCGCCGAGCAGCGGGCCGTCGGCTCGACGGTCGGCATGATCGATTCGGCGATCGAAGCCGCGCAGTCGGCGTCCGCCAACGCCAAAGCCAAGTTCCAGGCGGCGCTCGACGCGGCCGATCACGCGGTCGCCGCCCAGGCGCAGGAGGAGATCGCCGACGCCCGCCACAATCTGCTGCGCCTCCAGGAGCAGCGCTCCACGGTCGAAGCGCAACTGCGCCAGCAGCAGCAGGCGCCGCCGCAGAGGCAGCAGCCGCAGCCGCAGCAAGTCGATGTCAACACGATCGCGCGCGACCTCGTCAACGGCGGCTATCCGCGCTCGGCGGACTGGCTTCGTTCGCATCCAGAGTGGGCATCACGCCCAGACTTGCTGAAGCGAGTGGCGAGCGCGGACAACCATCTGGTCGATAACCGGGGCCTCGTGCGCGAGTCGGACGAGTACTTCAGCGCCCTGGAGCAGGAGCTTGGCATGGGCCAGCAGCAGCGGCGCGCGGGCGGCCCCGACTACGGCCAGCAGCGCCGCAGCGCGCCGCCAGCCTCGGCCCCCACCTCCAACGCATCGATGAGCTTGCGCACCGGCCAGCCGCAGATGCGCTCGCATATTCCCCTGAGCCCGGCGCAGCGCGAGGCGGCCGAACTCAGCGGCATGACCGAGAAGGAATACGCGCAGTCGTTCGAAGAGGCGCGGGTGAGCAACAAACTGATCGGGTATCGATGATGGCTGACAACAACCGAGCCGGGAATAGAGAGACAGTCCGCAACGCGGATGAGGTCGCAGATGTCAGGCCTGTGATCGAGGACCACGAGGCTCGGGCGCGGGCTCGCGTCGCCGAGCTACGGGCCATCCACGGCGACGACGACTTCAGCGAGATCTATGTCGATAAGTGGTTCGCTGAAGCGCCCCCTGGCTGGGTCTACAACTGGAAGACCCACAGCGTGTGGAACAAGGAATACCCGCAGTATCTCAGCACGCTGAAGCAGAGCGGCTGGAGCCCGGTTCCTGCCCGCCGCGTGCAGCATCTCCTCTATCCCGGATACGAGGGCGAAAGCGTCATCGTGGACGGCATGATCCTGATGGAGCGGCCGAAGGAGATTTGCGACCGCGTGAGCCTGCGCGACTACAAGCGCGCGATCGATGTCGTACGAAACAGCGAGAGGAAGCTCGCCGAGGCTCCCGTCGGCACCGCGCCGCGCACAGCCTTTGCGGAAACCTCGCCGAGGGTGAGCAGCCGCACTGGACCCGTCAGCGTTTCGGACTAAGATGGCGATGGCGCGCGGCTAGGGCGACGGCCTGAACCGGCCCGATGGTAAGCACGTCTACCGGGCCTGCCGCGCGCGAATTTGACAGAAATCAGCAATCTGCCTTAAGACTTGCCCTTGATCAGATCATTCTGATCGCGCTGCCCCGTGGCGCTCTCGGGGTTCAGCGCACAATTTCAGTCATCAGCGGCGCTCGCTCGATGGCGATTCCCAACCCCTTCTCGGGAGAGGATCGTCATGGCGAATGTGTTTGCGCCCTTTGGCTTCGCGGAATCCCACCGGCTCGGCGCCGCGCCGAATTACCAGCTTGGCGCGGCCAAGCGCTGGATCTCCGCCGCCAACACCAACCCCATCTACTTCGGCGATCCGGTCATCCAGCTATCGACCGGCTACGTCGCCCAGGCGGCCCCGGCGGGCCAAGTCAGCGGCATCTTCGCGGGCTGCGAATACGTCTCCAAAGCGGCCAAGAAGATCATTTGGAGCCCGTGGTGGCCGGGGGTTTCCGGCGACGCCGTGACCGGCGGCCAGGGTTTCGATGTCACCGCCAAGGTGATCGATGACCCGGCCACGGTGTTCCGGGTCCAGGCGAACGGTCAGCTTACCCTCGGCATGATCGGCATGAACGCCACCTTCACCTTCGGGCTGGCGGCGACCGCCGCGCCCGGCACCAATCCCGCCCCCAACCAGATGAGCGGCATCGGCAACGTCGCCCTCGACGTGACCCAGACCGTGCCTGCGGTGACCGCGACCCTGCCCTTCCGCATCATGGACTTCATTCGCGACCCGCCGGGCGTGAACGGAACCGATTTCACCACCCCCTACGGGTGGGTCTTCGTCGCCTTCAACAACCAGGACTTCAAGACGTTAACCGGGATCTGATGAGAACGGCGACGGCCTTGTCCTGCCCGTCGTGATTATGGAGAAGTTCAATGGCCGTCTCCGTCGCCCAGGCGTATGACCTCCTGTTTCCCGGTCTGCGTAAAGTCGCGGGCGAATACAAGGATCTCGACCGGATCTATCCCAAGATCTATCAGGTCGATAAGTCGTACATGGCGGTGGAGCGCACCGCCTCCATGAGATTTCTTGGACTGGCAGGTCTAAAGAACGAAGGCGCACCAACTATATTTGATAATCAAGCTGGTGAAAGGTATATCTACAATCAATACCATAAGGAGATTGGTTTAGGATATGCGTTCACCAGAAGAATGGTAGACGATAATTTATATAAGAGGCAATGGCGTCCGTCTAATCTTGGTCTACAGAAGTCATTCAACCAGACCAAGGAGATCTACGGGGCCACTCCACTCAACACTGCTACGACCTACGACCCGTCTGTACTTGGCGACCAGCAGCCGCTGGCCTCCCTCAACCATCCGATCGACGGCGGCGTCGTCCCGAACCGGTTCACCGTGGACATGGATCTGAACGAGGCCTCGCTCCTCAACGCGCAGGGGTCGATCAGAGGCCTCTTCCGCGACAACGCGGGCTTGCGCATGCAGGCGCGGGCCAAGCGCCTGATCGTCCCGATCGCGCTGGAGCCGATCGCGATCCGCCTCCTGAAGACCGTCCTAAGACCAGGAACGTCGGACAACGACGTGAACGCGATCCTGGAGACGAGCGGCGGTATCCCGGACGGCTATCTCGTCCACGACTACCTGTCGTCACCGACGTATTGGTTCGTCTTGACCGATCAGGAAGGCCTGTTGTACTTGCAGCGCGTCGCGTTCGAAATGTCAATGCAAGTAGACTTCACAACCGACAACCTCCTTGTGAAGGGTTACGAGCGCTTTAGTTTCGGATACTACGATTGGCGTGCTATCTGGGGCTCGTTCCCGACCCAGTAACTGAGGAATACGATGGCCAAGGAAACCTTTACTGGCCCGGTTATCGCCCTCGGTGGTTTGGCCGGGGGGCAGAACACGGCTGTTCCTACGGCGCAATATGGCGGCGTGAACGCTGGCGGCCCGCGTGAATATTCCGACGAGATCGGTCCATCGATCTTCTGGGCCGGATCGGCGATCCCTTGCTCTGGCGGCCCGGCGAGCAAAGACCGGACTGGCCCTGGCTCGATTTCGGCGATCTATGCCGCCTCCCCGATCAGGACGGTCAACGCCATCCTCGCCGCGAGCGCTGGCGCTCTGAGTGTTGCTGGACCGGCGGTGGCGGGCGTGCCGCTGCCGCTGCTCGCGACCTATGCGGCTGGCCGTTCCCCCGGCGTCCCGGTGACTGTGGGCGGCGTCCCGACGACGGGCGTCGCGATCGACAGCGGCATCGACACCGCAACCTTCGCCACGACTGGCGTCCTGACCCTCGCAGCCCCGAGTGTGGCCGCGAACACATGGCGTTATCAGGTCGGGCAGTGGGTCTGCCTCTTGAACGGCGGCGCCGCTGGCGCGGCGCGCATGGCGCAGATCACGGCGATCGGCGTCGGCACGATCACGGTGAGCCCGGCGCCAGCCGCCGCCGTCACCGGCCAGATCGCGCTCACCAACCGCTACAACCCGAACCTCTATGGCGCGTCTGGCCCGCCCAGTTCGATCTCCTCGATGGCGTCGGCCGGTTCCGCGCGCATCCTGATCCCCGAGGCTGGCAACACGCGCGGCATCGGCATCCTCGGCTCAGCGTCAGGCGTGGCGACCCTCTTCGATGTCGTCGGCATCGGCGCTTTCGGTTCGATCCAGACCGAGACAATCGTGGGGCCGGTTGGCGCGACGACGACCTACAGCAAGAAAACCTACGACATGATCATCTCGGTCACTCCGAGAACGTCGGACGCCCACAACTATACCGTGAACACGAGCGACATCATCGGCCTGCCGATGTCGGTCATGGACTCCAGCAGCATCGTCGCCGTCGCGCTCGGCGGCACGGCGGCGGTGGCAGGCACCAACTACATCATCATTCCGGCCGATCTGACCAATCCGCCGGTAGGCATTGCGCCACCGGGTGGGGCATCGACCGGCGACCCGCGCGGCGCTATTCAGGTTGGCGTCGCAGGGCCTGCTGGCTCGACGCCCGGCACGCCGATGGCGGCCTTCAACGGCACGCTGGTGCTGGCGATTGACCAGAGGCTCAACCCGCTGCAAGTGGCGCTCGCGACCGTGATCAATCCGGGGCCGCTGACCGGCGTGGCGACGGTTTAAAGGAGGCTTTTATGCGAGGCGAATCCGATCGCGAGTGCAGGGCCAGAGGCGGCGTCGTCTACGCTGGCAAGGGCTCCGTCCCGCTCAAGATCTTCAAGGGCAACAAGCATTCGCCCAACAGCCCCGATGCGAGCCTGAAGCGCGGCAGCGGCCCGCTGTTCCGCAAGCGCGGCGGTCGCCTCCCGGAGGCGTTCAAGGAACACGAGGGCGACCCCGAGGAGGGGCGCGAGGAGAAGGCGGCCGGTGGAGCGATCTCTGGCGGCAGCGCCAAGCCGAGCATGGGCCGCGCAGGCCGCAGGCACGGCGGCGTGGCAGGCAAGGCCGATCTCAAACCGACAACCTATCCCGAGGCGCCATCGAAGCCGAAGGGAACGTCACTCATGGGCGAAGGCGAAAAGGAACCCTGATTTAACTTTCTCCCCTCTGCCTCAAGCCGACAGGGGTTCTTTTCGCTGAAACCATCAGGCGCCGCCGTTCCGCAATGGGGCGGCGGCGATTTCATATGTGAGGCTGACATGCGTCCGATCACCGTAGTCGTCGGCCCAGGCACGCCGCCGCTGACCGGCAATATGATCCGGCTCGATGAGTGGGCCGATCCGCCGCTCGGCGTCCAGGTCGCCGTGATCGGAACGGCCAACTTCACCGTTCAGCACAGCTTCGATGAGGGACCGGATTCGCTCATCAACCCGCTCCCGCTTGGGAGTATGTTTTGGGACACTTCGCTCATCCCAGCGGGCGCGATCGGCGGCTCGGCGGGCATCACCTTCTCGATCCCGACGGCACCGCTGTGGATGCGGATCATCCTCAATAGCGGGACCGGATCGGTCAGGATGGTGGTGACCCAGTACAACGTAGTCGAGGCCTAACGCCGTGCGCCCTACGGTCGCCAGGGTCACGTCGGCGAGCCCGGTGGCCTACATCCGCCTTGACCAGTATCACGGCGCCGCGCTCGCTGTGGCTGCGGTGATCGAGAGCGGGCCGGGAGGCGTCGCTTGCTACCAGATCGACTATACCTTTGACGATCCGAACGACACGTTCTTTAACGCGCTCCTGCCGCCCTTCACAGCCCCCACCACGCTGAACCCGGCAGATAAAAATAGCGTGACCTTGAGTAACAACAATCTGACCGTCACCCAAACGGTAGCTGGATTTAACGCTGGCGGGGTGCGGTCAACGAATAGTTACACAGGCAGGAGACACTTTGAGTTCGCTGTCGGCGCAAATATTCAGTCAAGTGAACTATTCATGGGCATTGCCACTGCGGCGTGGGTTCTGAACAGCGGGAACATGGGCGACGCCAATAGCATGGCTGTTACCTGGAGCACCGGGTCGGGGCTAGTGTTTGCCAAAGTAAGCGGCCTTATAGGTTCGTTCCCTGGGAGCGTCCTCCCAGGCGACATCATCGCGTTAGAGATCGACTTTGGCGCGAAACTGGTTTGGGTGCGGAACGGTACGCGCGGGCCATTCAACTGGAACGGGAGCGCAACAGCAAACCCGGCGGCTGGAGTGGGCGGCTGGAGTTTTGCTGGCGTAACGACGGCTCCGTATTTTATCGGCATTGCTGTCGATGGCGCTTCCCGACCCTCGGTCACGGTCAACTTCGGCGACACGCCATTCGCGGTCACTCCCTCGGTTGGCTTCAGTTCTTTCTCAGCCGCCTGGGACAACTCGCTGATCCCGGCCGTTGCGCAGGCCGCGCTGGTCAGTACGACCTTCGACATCCCGACATCGCCAATCTGGGCTAGGGTGCAGCTTCTCGCTGGAGCGACCTCGGTGCGAGTTGTGTTCACTCAGTACGAGGCTCATCGTACGACCCAGGTCGCGAAGATGCCGCCAACCCAGATGCTGGCCTTGCCGCAGGAAATGCCCGATGGCCGACCTAAGTCTTACTAACACATTCGACTTCGCGCCCAGCGTCGGCGAAGTCGTGCTCAACGCCTTGAGTCGCATCCAGATCCGGGGGCCGATGGTCAAGACCCCGATGCTCCAGATGGCCGCGCAAGAAGCCAATCTGATGCAAGTCGAGTGGAGCAATCGAGGCCCGAACCTGTGGACGGTCGATGAGCAGACGACCATCACCCAGCCCGAATACGCGACCTACGCCGTCGATCCCTCAACGATCGCCATCCTGGAGGTGACCCTCGGCCGGGGCGACCCGCCGAACGAAACCGAGATCCTGCTGACCTCGATCTCCCGCACCGAATACATGGCCTACCCGAACAAGAGCCAGCCTGGGCGGCCGACCGTCTACTGGTTCGACATCCTGATCAGCCCGACGATCACCCTGTGGCCAGTGCCCGAGCAGGCCTACAATCTG